GTCTCTGGCGTAGGGGTTGTCAGTCTTGTTACGTCTCCCGTGTAGGAGGGCTAGGTCATTTCTGCCTAACTCTGCATGTTTCCATGCAGCTCGGACTATCACTTCTACTTTTCAGTAGTCTTTTCGGTTAGTCTCTGCGGGTGAACACCTTTGGAATTAAGTTTTCCCATTGCTTCCCAGCAAGCCTCGCTATAGGTATAGTCTTTAAGAGTCATCTGAGCAAACCTGTTTTTCTTTCTCTTTCTTCTCTCTTGAAACTCTATTACTATATCCGCTCTTTCTCCTTTTATTCGTAGATATTTACGAATTTTCTTGAGAAAGTCAGTAGCTTGGTTGCTAGATAGCTTCCAGTTATAACAGGTTTTCCATCTTGGGTGGTCTCTGAATCGTTCTCTTATCGACCCACCGTATAATTTCTTTAACCAATAGATGACATTCCTATCATTATTAGTTACACCTATTTGGATTTCGTATCTAGGAAATCTTCTTTTCCATGTTTCGCTATTAGAACGATAAAGAGTTATGTGTCCCTCTCCATCGAACAGTCCAGCGATATAAGCTATTACAGTGTTCTTCCCTCTGGTTGTCATAGAATAGTTTTAGTTGTAGGTACATACGCACCAACAGCATAACACTATTCCTTAGATTTTCCAAGGTATTTAGAAAAGATTTAATGAGAGCTTTTATATTCAAACCCTCGGTCAAACCATAAGCAGAAACAGTTGTGCTTTTTCTAATGTATCTATGCCATACAACGCTATCACCTAGTCCTTGTGGAAGAGGCTTTTTGTCAGCCAGTCCATAAAGAACCAAGTTAGGCGTTAACATTTCTAGGGCTTTCTTATCAAAATACTTGCCACGAAGGGCAGATAAGTAAGCACCCGAAATTGAAGTAATAGCCATAATATAATATCCTATATTGCAGCCGTCTCATTCTTTCGACCAAGATTCATAAATGAATCAAGAAGCAAAATTAATTTAAACGAGCCCTAATTTCGCTATCTCTTCAGCAGTCATCGAATCGATTTCTGCTTCAGAATATCCCCCGAATTTTCCAGGCTGTGTTCTGTTAGACGCTTTTTTGTCGTCTGCAGATGCCTGAGAAGATTCACGTTCAGCGTCGGCTCCTTCTTTAAGAGCACTATTAGCTAATACTGATGCTGAGGCCGCTTTAAATACTAAATCGTATTTGCTAGTATCTTTTAAAAGATTGGGATCTCCATCAAATATCTGTCGTGCTTCCTTCAAAACTTCTGGGAAGTTGTCTCCATAGGTCTTTTGAGCTTCGGCTATCTTGGAGTCAAAGCGGAAACTCTGAATATCTTTTATCAAAGGTTCAACCTCTTCTCTTGAGATAAACTTACTCTTTAAGTCCTCAGAGAGTTCTTCTCTAGCTTCTTCTGAAGCAACAGTATTCTCTTCCTTCTTGTTAAATTGGGACTTGAAACTGCTTTCAAGTTCTTTTAACTCCTTCTCCTTCTCGGCAATAGCTTGAGTTTTCTGAGTATAATCAGCTCTCATCAAGCCCTTGTCTTTCCAGTCTTTTATTTTAGCGAGTTCCTCTTTAGAGAGTTTCTCACCTTTTTCTAGCTTAGCCAGCACATCAGTTTCAGTGGATTCTTCAGCATTATCCTCTTTAGAGTCAGACTCTTTAGTGGGTGCTTCTTTATCCTCTATTTCCTTTGTGACGGCCTCTTCTGGTTGTCCCTCATCTGGTTTATCAACCAGTTGTTCTGGGGTCAGATTTTGGTTATCGTCTGTCATTGGTAACAGTTACTTATTGTACTCCTGACTCTGATGAGTCAGAGAGAATCTAGGAGGAGACAGCTTTAACTCCTAGACTCACTCCGCTTCGTCAGACTCTATAAAATCAATAATACTCAAAGCTGTTTTGATTCGTGCTCTTATAGCTAGTATCTCTTCAGTCTTACAATCAACTAACTCATTAGAGTTAGCTAAATCTTCTAGGAAGGGTTTTAAATTTGCTTTATAATATTCTGAGTTTTTCATCCTTGTTCAGCTTGTTGCATAGCTTCTGGTCTTTTTTCTTGTAGAATTTTTCCCATCTCTTCCTGTAGAATCTTTGCATCTTCTGGTGGCATCTGTGCTAATTTGGCTTCTATTTCCTCTGGCTGCATTTGAGTCATCATTACCTCTACATCATTAGCAGGAGCTTCTTTAGCTATAAGAATTTCAGGATCTTTGATATTGTATTTAATCAATACTCTCTTATATAACTCACGCATATTAGCTATACCAGGTGGTAATGAAGCAGATATATTTAATAGGTCTACAGTATTTCTTCTTTCAGTAATTCTATCTACAGGTTGTGTAGAACCAGTTTCAATAGCAATATCAAACCTACCTTGAATCTCTTTCTTACTAACTTTATTAAATATAGAATCCCCAGAACTATTAGTTATTCTTACTACCATTTTTTTACTCATCCACTTCTGCAGTGCAGCCAGCATCTGATTACCAACCTCATTGATGAAATCTTCTAAATGGCGAATCTTCATGCGGAATCTCTGGTTGCCAGCTTCTTGAATTAATGTAACTCCAGTAGCCGTATCATTTAAAGAAGTAGTTCCAGTACCTATTGCAAAGTCTGTTACTGCTGTGGTGGCTTGGATATCACTCTTTAATATCTGTGAAAGCTCAAATACATCGCCTGGTAGTGGTTGAACATCTAGTGGTTCAATGTCGCTTGGGTCATTAACATCAACAATTCCACCAGTCTTAGATACAAGTGTGTTTTTGTTTACTCCACCAGCTCGTCTACGTTTCCACATTCTATTAGTAATGAGTTTAGTGTTATCCATTATCTGATTTCTCAACGAGTTAGCTTCTGCCTGTAGTGATTGGATATGTTCAATTTCACCTATACCATAGTATTCGTGAGGAATAATATAATCTCTAAGAGATACAAATGGAATCTTTCCAAATGGATTATCTTCATCTCTTATTACTAGGTCTTTTTCTGCTACTGTTATAACTCTCTTAGGAGACCACCATTCTAAAATTTGAACTTTACTATTTGTCTTAGTAATAACGTTTGGTTGGTCTGTACTAGCTAATCCTGAATCAGTAGCTCTTTGCTGTTCTACAACATTATCATCAGCAGTTTTCTTTGTTTCAATTTTTCTTAATTCATTAATAGCAGACACATCATATTTACCAGTAGCTTCTAGATCATCTACTGTCATATCATACTGATGGACTACATATTGAAGTTCTTTATCTTTCGTAGCAGTAACATCTGGATATAGTTTCCTTGGGTCTACTGAGAAGAATGTGGCTACACCATCTGTTTTATTCCAATCTACACGTGCAAATCCAGTACCATACATTAAAGCATCTCTTACACATTTCTCTAATTCATCATTTAATTTCTGTGTTTCCCATATATAACCGAAAAGCTCACCAACAATCATTGCTTGTGGTAAGTCTGATTCCTCTCTAGGCTGTGCTTTTATTTCAGGTCTAGCTCCAACAAGTCTTGGAACAACAGTTTCAATAACTTGAAAGACATAAGGGATGTTTAAGTTTGCTCTATGCTCTTCTCTTTCGTCTAATTGAGATCTGTATAGTCTATAGAATTCGTCACTCTTACTGTCCCAACCACTTTCTCTCCATTGCTTCGATGCTTGATAGTCCTGTATAACTGTCTCTAGTGCTTCATTTTTCACGATAGATATTACTTCTTGCAATCTATCTCATCTATCTATCTATAAATATATCTATATTGAATGTATCTGTTTTAAATAATTAATTCAAGCACTAGTCTTAATTGACTTAAACTGATTAATTCTATCTTTAGCCTCTTTTATCGCCTTACACATTTTCAAAGCATTACAGTTAAGTGTCTTATCCATCATGAATGAAGATGTAAATGTCAGTTTGTTTGGAACAGAATATGTAATCTCAAGCTTGTTATCCAGCCACTCTGTTCTAAGAATCTGCAAATCGTAGTAGGCTGCCCACGACATCATATCTAGGTCGCTTGTTGTAAATTCTTCCATTCCTTTGTTTTACTTATTATATAATCAACTTCATTATCTGTTAAAAGTGGGTATAAAGGCAAGCTCACACCCAACCAACCTGTGCCAGGATAGTGCCAACCTACACTAACTCCATTGCTTTGCATGTGCTTTATGAACTTTCTTAACTCAGCCTCTGAACTTAGAAAGTAGGGGTAAAGGTGGTTTCCTTTCCAGTCTGTGCCGAAGGCTTTGTTATATCTCTGCACAATGGCATTTCTCCTTTTTGTGAACTCTGGGAGTTTTCTGAGCTGCACACGCCCGATAGCAGCAGCAATATCATTACCATCATAGCCTCCAGCAGCAACACGAACAGTATAATCGAGATTCCCTTCTGCTCTATCTTTTGTAGATTTGTCAATCCCATCTTTCCAGTATAACCTAGCTTTCTCATAAATCTTTTTATCGTTAGTTACAAACATACCACCTGAACCTGTGGTCATATTCTTGGTTGCATAGAAAGAGTAGCAGCGTATCTTCCCTACCAGAGGGTCATTAGGCTCCATCCTGTGAGCTGAGTCCTCTATCAGACAAGGAGTTTCGTCTTTGACAGAGCCGTAATGTACATTAACTCTAAAGCAACACCCACACTTTGTACTTGTTCTTTTGTTGTATGGTCTTGTTGTTATGCCAATTTCCTCTGCTGCTGAATATGTGGCACAAAATGTATTCTTGGGATATAACACCTGTGTCATCATCGGTGTCATAGTTTCTTCTTTCAAATACTTATAAGCCATCTTTAGCGCACTAGTACAGCTATTAGTAAAGATTGCATATTTAACCCCCACATACTCTGAGAACTCTTTCTCAAACGCTTCTGTCTCTGGTCCAGCAGCAAGCCAGCCTGACTTCATGACCTTAGTTACAGCATCTATTTCCTCTTGTCCTACACTTGGTTTACTAAATTGTATTTTCATTTTTTCCATATAGCTTGACTAAAGTCTCCAGTCTTTATTATTTTTGCATCTGGTAGTAATTCTTCAACAGCATCTTCTACTCCAGTATCATAATAGTCATGGCAAACAATATATCCTCCTTTCTTTATTAGTGGTTTGTATTTCTCAATATCCGCTTTGACAGTTTCATATTCGTGAGAATCGTCTATAAATAATAAATCAATAGGAAGTTTCCAGTGAAGTTCTAATCCAGAACAATTAATATATATAAACTCATGTTCTTTCATAAGTGATGGGTCATCAAATAATACTGGGTCACATGTTATTATCTGCGCATCTGGGAATAATAATCTTAAAGCAGCCGTACTTCTACCACAGAATGTCCCAAGCTCTACTATCGTTGGATTTTTGGGAAGTTTAATCTTAGAGAAGGACTTGACATCTTCTTTAG